GGCGCTAGTACCCGATATAGCCGAACCTTGTAATGCTGGGAGTAGCTGAAACCCGCATGGATGCTCACTCCAGACGCGGGCCTGTCACGCCGGGGGTCGCGGGTTCGAGTCCCGTCCACTCCGCCAGTTTCATTGGGTTCCTTGCTATCATTTTTGATTTCTGGAATTCCAAAACAGAGACTTTGGAATATGACTAGGCGCACTCGTCGAGTCCGAGCTGCTCGAATGTGCTCTTCCTTGACTCTGTGCCGTCGAACAGTGTGCCCTGCGCATAGGCGCGTTCGATCCGCTTGCAGGCGATTTCAAAGTAGCGCTCCTCGCGCTCAACCCCTATGAATTTTCTTCCCTCTTGTGCAGCGGCAACGCCGGTCGTCCCGCTGCCCATGAAGGGGTCAAGGATCGTGTCTGCTGATCCAACCTTTTGAATGCACCACCGCATCAGTCCCACCGGCTTTTCGGTGGGGTGGTTCTGCTCGCGAGTGGTTGACTTGAGGGATGTGTCCCTGTGGCAGTAGACGCCGTGTCCGCCCTTCATCCATCCGATCTCTGCATCGGATAGGAAGGATCCGAAGCCGGCGTCAAACCGTTTGATCCATACGAGCGTAGTTCCCACGGGCAATCTTGAGCCAAAGTGATTTCCGCCCCATAGCAGCACCTTTGCGAAACTCAGGAACGGAGATGGATCAAACGGTTGGTCGTCGCCGATAAAGGTTTCGCGATAGTGGCGCGACTTGATCCCGGGCGAGTTCCCTCCTGACGTGCAGTGGCTATCCCATCGCATACCGTATGGCGGATCGCTGACTACAGCATCCACTTTGCCTAGCGTCGGCAGGACTTCCATGCAATCCCCCAAATAGAGCGTTGCTTCGCCGCCGATAGTCTCGACTCTCATCACTTGCACCCCCTCTCGCACCGGCGAGCGTGCATGAACTTCTTAACCAGTCTGGAGAGCAGCGTTCCAGTCCATTTCTGCAACTTGTTCTTTTGGTCGTTGACGACCTTCTCGCAGGCGGGACAGATCGCCTTGATCTCATCGGTCTGATAGGACTCCATCAGGTCGGCAAGAGGCGTCCCCGTCTTGCCGCAAATATCACAGGCCATGGTCTGCCTTTTTCTTGTGGCAGATCCCGTGGGCTGCTTCGACCGCGCGGGCAATCGCGATGTAGTAGCCGTTCCTCGCGCCAATGTGCTCGGTTATATCAACTATCCGCTGCTCACTTAGAGGCTCTCTCTTGCCGCTACTAGATGAGGTGGCATGCAATCGATAAATTTCCCTGAGCATCGCAAGCATCAGAGGCAGGCAGCGCCTGTACGTTGCCGGAAAGGCCGCCTTGCCCCCCTCGTAGGTGATCCGTTCTCCAGACTCTGGGTCTGTAAATTGCATTGAGCCAACCATCGCTGTCTTCTCCTATTCTTTTAGCCCGCAGGCGTCGCCTTCTTTGTCTTGGTCCGGTCGTAGTGCCGGGCAATCATCGCGTCCGAGCTGTGCAGGGTCGCGGCCTTGGTGTCGGTGTCGCCGCGCTGGAGCTTGTCGGTGACGCCCTTGGGCCGGCAGTCCTGAAGCGAGAACTTCTTGAACTCGATGCCGCGCTTCTTCGCCTCGACCTCGCATTCGCGCATGAGGTCTTCCAACATCGCCTTCCATCCTCCCTTCGTGTACGGCTCGCCCTTGAGGTTGCCGAACAGGTACATGGTCCCCGCGTCCTTGTTGCGCTTGACCTCCATCGCTTCGTAGATCGTGGCCGACAGCTCGGGCGACCACTCGATGAGGATCTGAGGCTTCGTCTTGCTCTTGGAATCCGTCCAGACGATGCCGGAAGCCGTCACTGCGTCACGCTGGATCTGGCGCACCTCGAAGGACCGGCGCACGCACAGCCATGCGGTCTTCAGCGCAAGGGCGACGATCAGGCGAGCACCCCCCAGCTTCCGCCCCATCTCGACGGCAAGCGCCATCTCTTCATTGGTGACGTAGCGCTTTGGCTGCTCGACCACCTTGTTGCGCTCAAGATCGTTCAGGGGGTTGGCATCGATGAGCCCGAGGCCGATTGCGTATTGCATGATCAGCCGGGCCAGGGCAATCTCCTTGTTCCCCTTGATCGGCCGCGTCTTCTTGCAGGCCTTGAGGTAGTCGATGCCCATCTTCGTGGTGATCTCGTTCACCTCAAAGTGCCCCCATGCCTTCGTCAGCATCTTGGCCTCGCGCTTGTTTTCCGCGATGGTGGATGCGCTGCGCTTCGTGCCGTCCGTCCTTGGGAGGTCTTCCTGCATGACAAACCAAGCATCGACCAGGCCCTTGAAGCCGCCTTCCGGCTGGTCGTGGACAACCCGCGTCGATTCCTCGATCGCCTGGCGGCGCAGCTTGCGGATCTGGTTCGCATCGTCCACCTTGCAGCGGTAGCGGAACGCCCAGCGGCCTGAGGGCAGCTTGTAGCCGATGCTGTAGATGCGCTTGCCGTAGGACTGGTACACCCTGTACGGCAGCCCATCAGGGGTGTTGCGTGGCTTGATCATGCTGGCCTCAAGTGGGAAAGGTTGGCGACTTTACGCGGAGGGGCGGAAACGCTGTCCTGGCCGTGCTCGACTGCCTCGAAGTGCGCGCGGGTCAGGACGACACCATTCCGGCCCATGCAGGCCCGGTAGAAGCCGCGGCGGTGCAATACCTCAAGTTGCATGGACGGCACCTTGTAGCCGGTCAGCGTGATCAGCTCGTCCTTGCTGAAGATGATGTCGCTCACCTTGTGTTCCTCCATGGATTGGTAGCAGCCTTCAGACAGCAGACGACACAGCGAGGGTCATAGCATTGGGTCTTGCAGGGCTTGGAGAGCCAGCGTAGGAGGCGGCCTAGCATGCTTCCTCGCCAAGCGTTGTGATGATCTCGACGCCCTGGTGCTGGGCACGCAGGGTGAGCACGCCGCCGAGGCGCTTGTGCAGGTCGGCCGCGATGTCCTCTTGAAACGCCATAGACCAGTCGGCGCAGGCTTCTTTGATCTTCTCGACCATGATCTTTTCTTCCGATCGGATTTCGAGCCCATAGATGATCTGGTCGCCGTCGCTTGGGCAGATGGCTGCAAAGACGTAGCGGTAGACGTTCACGCTGCCTCCGTCTTGAACCGGCTCAGCAGGAAGGCCCACACAGCACCTCCTGCGACCTTCGCCACGAACTGCATTGCCACGATGGCCGGCATCAGCGCTCCGAAGGCCAGCGTCGGGAAGATCAGCGAATCCACCGCAGCTCCGGCGACGTTGCTCTTGAGGCTGCGCGCAGCCCATGAGCCTCCTGACTTGGCGAACACCAGCCAATCGACCAGACCTGACACCATGAAGGCGACGGCTGAAGCAATGGCGATGTTCTGCGCTGCCGGGTTGAGCGCCAAGGTCAGCAGGCCCGCCCCGGCGATCAAGGCTCCCATCTGCCATGGACGCAGGCGGACATGCAGCCAGTCGCGCAAAGTCAGGTCAAGCCCGATCAGGATGAAGGCATTGATCGGGGTGACTGCCGGGCCGAACTTCAGCACCAGCAGGTTGGCGAGCGTCATGGCGACGGCGTAGACGATGAGAGCGAGGATCACAGCAGGGTTCCTTGAGGGTGAAGATTGATTTCTGGGACGATGAAGCCCCACTTTTCAGGTGCGGGAGAGACTCGATGCGGTTGCGGATTGCGAGGGCTCGCCAGTCCTTCATCTCCGGCCCGGTCGGCATGTAGGTTCCCCGCCATGCCTGGTCGAGGCCGACATTGCGGCCGATGTTCGTGCTGTCGGCGCTGGAGAGCGGAAGGCGGGTAAAGATTTCCGGGTCCAGCATCCGCAGGCCGTGCAACTTGCACATGGGGCGCCCATCGTCATCGCACAGGACACGCATCGCGCGGGCCATCTGCCCCCACCATGCAGCGGTCCCGACAGACGCGAACTCACCCGAGCTGCCGATGCAGATGCGCGGGTACTTGGAGGCCAGACGTTCCAGACGCTCAAGGCTCTCGTGCATGTGCCAGACCGGCGCACCGAACCAGACCGGAAGCGGCCACTCGGCCAGAAGCGCATCGTTGTCGGCCTCGCTCCCGTCGATCACATCGGGGATCACAGCGAAGTCGCACATCGGCAGCAACTTGCATTGCGCGGCCCACTCATAGAAGGGACGCCAGTCCTGCACCGGCTTGCCGGCCTTCCATGCTGGAAATGCTCCGTTGTCTAGCGCGATTGACTGGCAGACCTCGACGGCGATCGGCAGTTGGTCACGGTTCGGGTAGCTGACGAAAGCATGGCCACCAGAAAGCGCGCGCAGGCAGGCCGTCGCGGGCGTGATCGGTAGGCCGTGATAGTGAATAATTTCAGTTCCCCTTGAACCGACCTGCGGCATCACGGACGACATCTTTGACGCCCTTGTAGTGGGAATAGACACGACCTTTCCGAGCCATGTCCTGCTGGTTCTGCTTGGCCGTTCCGAGCCATAGATGGGACGGGTTGCAGCATCGCCGGTTGTCGCACTGATGGCAGACATAGAAGCCTTCAGGAATTGCCCCATTGGCGAGAATCCATGCGGCCTTATGGGCAGAGATCATCCCGAGAGACTTACTGATTCGGAAGTATCCGTAGCCGTTGTCTTTGATGGCTGCCTTCCATTCCCAGCATTCAGATGTCCGGCCCACCTTTGCGTGGAAACGATCCGATGCGGCCTCAAGGTCAGCGCGGCCTATGGCTTTAAAACGCATCGTCACTTCGCTTCCCCCTCGCTCTTAGCAGCCCCGATTAGGGAGCGGATCGCGTCACGGTAAGCCTTCGTGCCGTCAATCCATCCCTCTTGATGAGCATCTCCCCATTGGCTATGTCCTCCGGGGGCGGCTACCTCGCCTTCGCCGTACAACTGGGCGGCTTGCTCCAGTGTCTCATCCCTCACGCGGGAGGCGTCGGATACCCTTGGATCGGTAGCGATGGTGACTGCCCATTCGATCAGTTCCTTGACCTTCTCTTTCGGGTCGTCGCTTGGTCCTGTGCAGTCCAGGGCGTGGGCTATCAGAGCTTCGTCTACTGCTTGACGCCAGGGGTCGGTGCGCTGGGATATAGCGCCAGACATGGCTTGCTGCCCCTGGCGGTACACGCCGTTGTCGGTGTCGCCTGCCGTTTCGTCTTGGCGCATGTAGCGATCAAGCGCGTCGATCAGTGCCTGGGTGGTGCTATTCATGGCTTCGCAACCCAGATGAGCAACGTCACCAGTCCGAAGCCAAGCACCGAGACTGGCAGAAGCCAAAGGAAAAAGACCTCGATGTACCGCTTCACTTGCCGTCCTCCTTCACCGCTGTCCGCTCGGCCTGGGATGCTGCGAGGATGGCCCTCAACTTCGTTACCGTGCGCAATGCATCGGCCTGCGCCATCGAGCGCGGGTAGCCCTGGAGCACCGATTCGATCAAGTCCAGTTCGTCCCCCACTGCCTGCCCTGCTGGTGCTGGCCGCTCGGAGTGCTGGCCGGCGAGGGCGCGCAACTTTTCGCGGTTCACGATCAGCGCGTTGACATCGGCGATGTTGCCGGTGAAGTCGTACAGCGTCAGCGGCCAATTGTCGATTTCGGCATCGCTCGGCACACTGTCCTGCTGCTCTGCGTCGAGAGCATCAACAGCATCCCGAAGCCTTGCAATGGTCTCTCCGGTGTGCTCAAGGTCTTTCCAGAGGGGAGAATCCCAGCGGTCTACTACTGCGCGAGCTGCGATTGCCAGGGCACTGTGGTTTTTCATGGTTGGGCTCTTTTGTCAGAACATGGATGGGAAGGAGGGGAGGGGCATCCAATGGGTAGGCTTGTGATTGAAGTTGCGAGCCCACAGGATCCCCTGAACCTCGTAGTTGTCGTCTTCACCCTCGCTCAGGATCTCGATGAGGGCCTTCCCATCGATTTGATGCGTGGTGTAGCTGCGCCCGTACCCTCTGCGATTGCAATGGGTCATCCGCACCATGCGGCCAAACTCGTCGTAGTGCGCCATGTAAGGCAGACCACCAACCAAGGCGATGAAGTCCCTTCCATCCTTCGGAGCCGTCTCAATCGGCATCCACTCCGCTCCTACCTTCACGTTGTAGGTGTACTCGGGCGTGTCCATCCAGCAGGCGTCGTCTGAATAGGCATTGAAGCAGCCCATGAAGCCAGCCTCGTTCTCGCCAACATAGACCGTCTCGCCATCGCAAGGCGGCAGGCCATGCACACGAACATCCTTCCACCACTCCCCCTGGGATTGGGATAGGGAGGCACGGGCTTGCCAAGCTTCACGCGCAGCCATCCGAGCCATGCGAAAGATGCTTGCGCCATCGTCGTCTTCATCCTGGGCCTGAGAGAGAACCTGATACCAAGATGTCGTCTTGATGTGCGCCTCAAAGGCCTCTCGCTCATCCCCTGGGGAAGTGGTAGAGAGAGTCATGCGGACTCCCCGGTGGCCTTGGCGATGGCAGCGTCACATTGCTTGCGAACGGCGCAGATGTCGTCTTCGCTGTGGCCGAACTCAATCGAGCGGATGGCGATAAGCGCCTCAAGCATCTCAGGAGCGGCAGAGATCAGGCTGGCGTTGGCTTTGCTCTCCAATTCGTCCCTAGGCAGGAAATTCGGCGCCATGACGTTCGCTACCTTGAAGCGATGACCCAAACGCGTGCCACGGACCCGCAGATAGCCTTCTCCCTCATCTGGCAGTAGCCGCCAAGGTCCGGCTGTGTGCTTTGCTTCACTCATTTATGTTCTTCCTTCTACAGAAATAGGGGAGGGTCAGA